AATAATGTCAGACAAATGTAATTGTCACCATTGGGTATGTGGTTGCAACTTTACTGTTGGTCACAACTCAGAATGTAAGGCAGGTTACTAATGCCAAAGTTTAATGTCCTATCGGGTACGTGGTATCACATAGAAGCACCTGATGAAGCAACAGCAGAGAAAGCCTATGACGCCTATTGGAGTTCAGGTGAAGAGCCTATGCCAGAGGGTTGCACAGTAGAAGAAGGTGAGGTAGACTCACATTGGGATGAATATGTTTACGTTCCAAATGAAACTACTATCAAAGCAATGCAAGAAGAAGCAACACCAGAACCTCCTAGTGGTTGGACACCAGCATGGTAGATGAAGATAAAGAATTAGCACAATTAGAAGCATTCTTTAAATACAATATACCTAATGATGAAATATTGTCAGGTAGATTAAAAATTCTAATGGCAGACTTGTCATGGAGAATGGATTTGCCTACTTGGAACAAAGAAGAATTGGATATCATGTGTGCAAGAATGGACGCACTTGTAGAAGTGTCCAATCTGTTATATGATATTCAGTGGCACCGACTAAACTGGGAAAGGAAACAGAATGGCTAAGTATATAGATAGTGTAGAACTAAACGTTCAGATGTGGTCTACTGTAGTTTTGTCTGCTGAAGAGATTCAGGATATTTATCCAGAGTTTGAAGACATGACTGACTTTGACGACACTGACGCATTAGAGCAAGCACTTCAAGACCACATGGATATGAATTACTTAGAACATATTCAATATGCAGATGGTGCAATGGACGAATGCACAGTTCACTTTGTTTACGAGGATGATGGCAGTGAGTGATACATTCGTAGACTGCTGTGAATTCTGTGGCAACGAGTTGTGCAGTTGCTTGGACCCAGATCTTAATCCAGACTCACCTAACTATAAGAAAGTAATACTAACTATAGAAGAATGGGAACACCATTTTAAACCAATGGTAAACCATCTAGATAGTAATGCTTCCTTTAACGATGGTTCAGGTGGTCTTATGTTTGAGACCTACGGTGCTGAGTATGACTACGTGGCTGCTATTGGCCAGCAGGACCCAAACCGTATATGGACGTATTTAGATGGTGATGATGGAGAACCCACAATCACTAACAGTTGGTCCTTTGTAAATAGAATCGGGTATTTTATTACAGAAAAACCATATGATGATAATTATTTTATAGAAGTACAACTAGATAAAGAATAGGAGATACAATGTTAACAATGGACGAGTATAAAGTAGTAGATCGAATTCTACCTAACTTCTTAGAAGAAGGAGATTTGATCAAAGTTAAAGGTGATGTGTTTGAGATAACAGGCATCATCCCTACCCACAATGGGTGGGACATCTTTGTGCTAGACAATTATAACGAATCGAAAACGATCTCGGTACCAGATGATAAACTAGTTAGTTTAGTAATGGAAGAAGACTACACATTATAAGCAGGGTACTTCCTTGACTTTTAATTGTTCCTACTATAGAATAGAGAGCCATGCCTAAACACAATACTAAAAAGATAGCAGAGAAAATAGCAGACCTAATGTCTGATAGTAGAATAACTCTGTCTGATTGGAAATTTATTATTCCAATGTATTTATTGCAAGAACCAGATAATGTGATGATTGTATCAAAAAATTTGGCAGACGGAATTAACTACCAAATGGATAGACACGGACTTGACATACCTGCCGAGTTTGTAGTATCCTATAACGGAGACACACTAAAGAATATTCAAGGAAAGGAATATCGTGGACAATAAAGTAAAAGCAGAAATAATTACAGACTTCGTTGTTCGTAATTCAGAAGAAGATAAGTATAGTGACTTCTTTGCATACAATGACTTAGGTATTCCCTTAGCCGTTGCTCACAATGCAGGTCTATGCACTCTCAATGACGAGGGTGACAAAATGCTTTCAGAAACCTATGAACTGCTGTGTGCCGAACTAAAGGCAGACCCTGACGAAGACTTTGACGACCTAGACGAACTACTAGGAAGCCTAGAATAGATCTCCATCAGCCCTGGGTTACTTTCCTTCCTGGGGCTGGCGGGCGCCCATAAAATATTTATAATAGTATTAAGAAGAGCCTTTTTAGAATGCCGATATATGGATATTTTGTTATTGACAGATATCCATTTCCAATGGTAAAATTGTATCTTGGTATGTTTATTCATAGGGATATTTAATGACTTGTATAGTAGGAATAGTAGATAATCTTTCTACCCCCCGCAAAGTATATATGGCGGCAGATTCAGGGGCATCTGATGATAGCATTATTACTCCTATTATGGATCCAAAGATCCAAAGAAATGGAAAGTATTTAATAGGATATTCTGGAGAAACAGGATTAGGACAATTATTACATAGTATTGATCTTCCAGATCCAACAAATGTATCTAATAAAGATCTTGTAAAGTTTTTAAGAACTAAGTTTTGTATGACCTTTAAGAATGCTATTAATATGTATAGTCCTTCTTCTTCCCCCGAAGATTCTAAGGACGGTGGTATCCTAGCCCTAATAGGAGTACGCGGCCGCCTGTTTGAATTTGACTCTACCGACTTTCAATTGAATGAAATGACTGAGTGTGCCATAGGCAGCGGGGGCACCATAGCATTTGGATCCCTATACACAACCAGGGGGTACAAAGATATAAATAAAAGATTAAGAATAGCAGTCAATAGTGCAATAGAATATAGTCCATCATGCATGGGTCCTATATATTTTGATAGCATTTAAAACTCTTTAATTATCTGCCTATTATCTGGCAAAAACTATATATTATCTTTCAAAAAGTATTACGAATCTATTAAAAATATGCCAGAATATGGCAGAATTATTGGGCTATATTTGTCATAAATATATTACGAAATATGATTCAAAATGCCCATATTTAAAAAAGTATTAAGAAAGTCTTGACAAAAATGCCCATATGTGATAAGAATAAGGCGGCCAAACATATTACGAATAAGATAAGAAATGCACTATTACCCAATATACTCCATTTTATTCCACATCCAACCTATTATAATTATCTTATAACATTTTAGTACAATATTGTTCTATAAATTGGGGGGTATTTAGAGGTTTATTCTGATTGTTTTTGGACATCTTCTACATAATCTTCTATATCAGCATAGAATTTATTTGGATCCATAGGAACATATAGTCCTTCTCGTCTATAGTATTCTTTTTCAAATTCTGACATATTACTCATGCTTATTCCTATATATGATATATGTTGTTATTATGATAATGAAGGATAATATTAACCCTATACCCTCGGATTTCATTTGTTATATTTATGGAAGATATATAGCAATACCCATATAGTTCCAGATGATATTAATAACATATAAAGTGATGATTGGTAGATAATGTCCATGACTAATTATACCCCCTGCAAGTATGTGCTTCCATGATTAAGGCTACGTTCTTCTGAGTAAATATATCTATATTGAATGTATATCCACATGCGTGGCATCTGGCCTGGTTATGGCCCCTGTTCTCGTCCCTAACCCTATCTATGATCCACATACTAACCAGTATAAGACCAAATAAGAAGTCCTATAAATAATCCCCATAATAAGAATATTACATTAGATAACATATATCTCCTCTCTACCCCCATTATTATTAAATATAGGATCTTTTTTCCCATACTTCTTTTTGATATACCCCTCCGTCTGGGACTCTATACTTTTGAGCAACTTGCTCCATATTCTTATAAATTGTTTCAGAGTCTACTATCAATATGTTAGATTCCCAATTTTCTCTTTTAAAAGGAAATATTTGAACATAGGGAGTTCCAGCACTTATCACCCCTGTCCAACCATCTTTGAGAAAGAATGGCAATGAGCCAGCATTATGCATTTTATCATTATCTATCACTCCAGAAGTATTAAGAAAAGGAAGTTCAAATCTATTCATAGGTTGCAAATATAAAGCACTATATCCCTTTGGTAGTTTTACACCCCAATCAATAGTCCAAGCAAAGTGTTGATCATAATATCCATCTGGCTTATGAAACTGAGGCATATCCTGTCTAGGTGTGCAAAAGCCCTTATTCTTTCCATCTTTAATATCACAAGATATTTTGTTATCTTTGTCAAGATAAAATTCAATATCACATGGTGTTAGTAGATAATAGCCAGAAGTAACAACGTCAAAGATAGCAGGACAGGCTTTCCAAGTAGGTATTTTCCCTTTGTCTGGACTAACGTAAAAGTCTTCACTATGAGGATCCTTTACAAACCTATCCCCATCTTTGTACCAGTTTGAAATATTTTTGAATGCAGGACTTGGACAAGATATACTGTCTTTGGTAAGCCATGCTCTTTCGTTTATAAACTCTATACTTTTAGTGTTCATATTACCTTTCTACCCCCTTGCTCCCACACCTGGATTCGAACCAGGAACCTACCGATTAACAGTCGGGCGTTCTGCCGTTGAACTATGCGGGACTATTCCTCAATCAACAGATAGTCTATATAGGCTTGAAGTTGTGTTATAAGTTCATCGCTAGCAACCATGTATTCCATTACTGGCTGAGGTACTGGCTCGCTTTTGATCTCTGCTTCAGCAGCCTTCATCCTGGCTAAGATATTTTTAACGTCCACGTTTTTTCTTTTTCTTTACATAAGGCTTAACTGGGTTAGGTTGCACCACAACTGTTCCATCTGGCTTAGTAATCGTTACTTCACTTGCTTTACTAGCCCATCTTCTTTCTTGCCACATTTCAATATTTTCCCAATTAGCATATCTATATTCTAGATTACTTGCTTTCCATTGATTACTCATTACTTATACTCCCCGCAAACTACACACATGTGGTAAGGGGAGAACTTGTGCCCGCTAGGAACACATCCATTAGGTAGCATATCTTCTCCTGCTTTAAAGTATTCTTTTAGCCAAGACAACATCTTAAACATTATCCCTACCTTTAATTTGTTCTGAGTTGTACCCTCTTTGAGCCAACCCACCATCATCTTCATTAGAATCATTTTCCCATTTCTTCCAATATGGGATACCATTCTCATCATAATCAGATCCAAGATTGTTTAGTATATCTTCATTTTGCTTTACATATGACTTTATATATGCAGCAAAGTCTTCATCAGCCATTTCTTTGGTTACCCTGGATGTTCTTAATATATCTTGAATATCTTCAGGAGTTTTGTCTGGACGATGTAGTTCAGCCATATTACTGAGACTTCCTATTTCTCATAATCTCCATAAGTTCTTGAAAACTAATCTCAGAACCATCTACTGAACTTATAAAGGTTTCATTCATATTATCATCTATCAATGAATCAAGATCTACTTCATCTATAGGTTCAATAGTAAACTTATCATCATCATTCTTCCAACCATAATCTTTAGGTCTTGAATAATACATATAAAGATACCATCTCCATTTAATACCTATAAAGGTGTTTTTTAACCAATTAAACATTATCTAGTTCCCCCTGGCAAGACTCACAAGGCTCTACTCCTGCAAGGCAAAGGGTATTCTCATCAATAATCTTTTGTGCCATCATAATTTCACGGCGATGAGAAGACTCTCTAACAATCCTATCAAACTTAGCATCCTGTGCATCTCTATCTTGTCTTATCATGTCAGAAATGCTATCGATATCATCGGGGAATAAAGGATTATAATCTTTATCATAAAATCTAGACATCAGTACCAGTCATCCTTCCACCATCTATATAGTTCATATTCTTGTTTATAATATTTACAATACTTTTACGTATATTCTTAAACACAGCACTATCTTCGTCTTGTGCTTCTAGACTACGAAATACACCATTAATCTCTTCAATCATATTGATTACATCTTCTCGATCTAATACTTCTTTACCCACACTACCACCTTTTTCTGTTGATATGTTTTCCCTTATTCTTATAATCCATTATAGTCATTGAAACAGCAGATGTCAATAGGAGAAAGGCTAGTAGTGCCAATCCCTTTTCTAACGTAGTTAGATTAGAGGATATTTCATACATAATTTCGCCGAACTTCATTCTTCTTCTATCCAGTCTTTGTGTAATAATTCTTGAGGTACTATTTTACCCCATTGATTTTCTATACCGATTTTCCAGGCTTCCTCCGCCGAAATCCAGCCCAGCAACTTTACTGTACGATACTCTGCGTCCGCTAACTTTGCACCCCAAATGATCCAATCAGGCTTTAACGTATCCTTTTCGCGAACTGTAGGACCAGACTGAGTTCTCACTCGCCGAACTTCAATGTTACGACCTACATCTGGCATATCTTTATATTTTTTGTGTTTTCTTCCATCCCAAACTGATCCATGCCAATATTGATTTGTATATTTTGCTACTGCCAATTCACATATTGCTGACGCTGCTTGAGCATTACGATCTTCTTCTTTATTATTATTTTGATAATATGAAGCATCTGATTTACCCCAATTTTCTGTAAATCTTCTTACACCAACTGCATAAGCATGTTCATATTCCCACGGCTCTAATTCAACTATCATTTAATTTCCTTCCATAAAACATACCCAGGAAGGTATGAGTTGCTTTCATTAGATCCAGTATATACTTGGCCAGTCTCATTGTCAATAAGGGTATATTTCCAAGGGCATTTAGTAATTACCGCTAAATGTACTGCCTTATCTAGTTCTTCTATGGTTGTTCCATCTTGCAAATGTCTAGACATTTTCTATACCCATTTCTTTTATAAATTTATGTTTTGGCATAGCACCAGTAGCAAACTTTATAATCTCTCCATCATCTTTTTCTAATATATAAGTTGGAATACTAGATATATTATATTTTTGTACCATTGCAGCATCTTCATCTGCATTTACTCTTACTACCCGAATATTAGGAAAGTTTTTTTCTATTTCATCTATTATAGGAAACATTAGTTTGCATGGATTGCACCATTCAGCCCAAAAGTCTATCAACACATACCTGTCCATACTTACCTCCATATTTTATTCGAGCCCCAAAGCGAATTCGAATCGCTAACCTTCCGCTTACAAGGCGGATGCACTGCCGTTGTGCTATTGGGGCGTACCTCTAACGGAATTCGAATCCGTGCTGCCGCCGTGAAAGGGCGGTGTCCTGGGCCACTAGACGATAGAGGCAAAACTATAAGTAATTCTTTTTTGACCAAAATTGATTCTTATATGATCTAATAATCTTAGATGCAAAATCAAATCTACTTTTAATTACAAAACTTTCATCATACTTTTCTTTTGTAGATTTCCAATTGTCTCTTTTAAAAGGTATAATTTGACATACTGGAGTTCCCTTTTCAATTATGATTGGTTCTGTTATTTCTTTGTTTAATTGAAATGGAAATTGAACCTCTTGTGAATACCCATCAGTATCTACAATTCCACTAAAAGTTCTAAATGGTAGATCATGTCTATTTAAAGGATGAGTAAACAAAGCACTATACCCTTTCGGTGTTTTTATTGTAAAACTAAACCCAAACTTTATAATTGAATCTTGACTATCTATAATATTAGGGAGTCCTGGATGTTGGTCTTTAGTATGAAGAGAAACTAAGTCTCCCTCTACCCTCCAGTTAAAAAACAGTTCACCATCATTTGTTTTCTTTATCTCTAAATCAGATGGTAAAACTGCCATGTAGCCAGCAGTTAATGCATCTAAAAATGGCGTACATCCTTTTACTGTTAAGGTTGATGCCTTAGAGTTAAAGTCATGCAAAGTAATCTCATCATACCCTTCTATAAGTAAAGGTATTTTTTTATACCATTCTGGAATAGATTGTGCAGAAGGCATTGGTGCATCAAGAGCAACTTCTGTAAATTTATTCATTGGAATAAATGAAATTTTTTGCATTAGGAAAGTTCCTCAAATAAAAAATCTTGACCTTTTGGTAACTCAATATTGTCTTCCCATATTCTGAATACCATCATGCAAGGATCATTTCCATCTTCCCATTCTTTTTGCTCTTCGTCTGTCATGTATCCAGTATCATGAGTATCGCAAAATGGTTCTGAAATCCATTTGTTAGCAAGACCTAAATCACGCCATTCGAAGAAGTCCAGTCTATTTTTATATTCTGCTTCAATTAATAACTTTTGAGAATCCCAGTTTGCCCAGTCTGGCATTGTCATGCAAGATCAACCCATTTGTTTTCTGGAATAACTTTAAATCCTTCACTTCTTTCTAATACTAGAACACTGTAGTTAAATAATCCAAAATGATCTTCTAGATTTTTAATAACTTGTTCTACAGGAAGTGTTGAGCATGTATATAAATCAAACTGCATAGTTGCTGGATCTGTTTCATCCCAAACATGCATTGCTATGTGTGATGTTTCAATCATGACTACTGCTGTAAGACCACGATTTCCTTCTTTAGTTACATAAGAAGCATATGGTCCTTGAATTGTTTTCATACCAATTGAATCAACTAATTTTTGCATCCATTCAATTGTTTGTTTTTCATCTGTTGGTGGTAATAGTGTAAATCCATTAATTAATACGTGATTATGAAGTGCCATGTATATCCAATCTGTGAGGTATCAATAATATCAAAAAGCGGGGCTGTTGTCAACCCCGCTCCTTGTCTTTTCCCTACTAAAGGAAAGTCTGTAGTACTATCTTACTACAATTTCTTTTGGTTGTAAATGCTTTGGTAGATATTTTTTTAGACGTACTTTCAGTAGTCCATTTTCTACCTCGGCTGATTCAACTTCAACGTGTTCTCCTAGAGCAAATGTAGATGAGAATGATCTTGTAGCAATTCCTTTATGTAGGAATTCTGTAGTATCTTCTCTTTCTCCAATTGTTCCAGAAACACGGAGTTTGCCCATATCCATCATGACCTTGACATCTTTTTTATCAAAACCAGCAACAGCGAATTCTAATTCAAATTCATTGTCATCAATTTTTTTGATGTTGTAAGGTGGATAATTTGAGATATGTTTGTTGAGGTCATTTTTTAATCCCATCAACTGATTAAATGCATCATCAAAACCTAAGAAAAAAGGTTCTAGTTGCATTTGTCGCATTAGTGAACTTACCATGTTTTTGCCTCCTTTGCAGCGAGTTATTTGCTACCCCCCATTCGGCAGGGCAACTATAATATTATACCAGTCTATCTGGAATTTGTCTATCCTCTACTGATAAAAGTTGGCCTTGGTGGTGTGCGTCTATATCTTTTCTAACCCAAGTCATTCCATAAGTATCTTCCATGTTATGGACTCCTTCTCTTCTTAATAGTCTTTCAGCCATTGATTGAAATGTTGGATCATCACTTAAATTTAAATAGGAATTATGATACCAAGGAAGATCATAGAATGCTGGAGCGTTTACTAAAAGCATTCCTGCTGTTGTCCAGTGCTCTTGTATTGGTGGATCTTGATTAATTTGTTTTCCATTTAAACCATATTCTGGCACATTTACACCAACCAATGGTCTATCTACTTCTAATAACTTTTCAACTACTTGAGCAGTTAAAGATATATCTGAGTCTACATATAGGATGGCTTGATAATTTACTACCCCTAAATTTTCTTCAGTGCAATCTTCTCCCCAATGATGACCGCTAGTTATTCTAAATCTTTGTGCAAACTCTCTAATTAGATTACGACCTGTTTCAATTCTTATCCATCTATTATGAGAAGTAACTTTTGGTTGCATATCATTTATTGTATAAGTCCAATAGTCTCCGTTAACTTCTTTTAATGCACTAATGACATCAACAAATGGCTCTAGTCCTCTATTATCTAATTCAAAAGAAGCAAAGAATTTAACATTTGGAAACATATTTATAATATTCATCTTATCTTGAAGCCAAGACATATGTTCTTTTCTATCACATTTCCAAGCAACCAATGGTGTTCCTATTACAAAGTGTTTATTATAATCAATTGGCTTTAACATTTTTCCTACCCTTTATTTTTTCTATATAGTCCGAACATATTCCAGCATATCCGTATCCTTTTAGAAACTTTGTGCCGTGTCCTAGTTCTGGCATTACTAAAATGCATGAGTCTGATGCTTTTAGTTTACCAGGGTATGCCCAAACATATCCATTACTTGTTATAGTATAGTCATCTATATTGTGAAAAAAACAATGAAGAAAATTATCCATGCACAGAGATAATGCATCTGTATTCTTGCAATGTATCCAAAGTTTATGCTGCCTATCTTCTAGCCAAGCCAAATCTATTTTATATTGTGGCTTATCGTGACCTAAATAATAAACCCCATTAGATACTCTAAGATCTATCTCTACATCAAATCCATGATAGAGTGCGTAGTCTATATACTCTGGATTATTTTCTTGTTCTGGTATTGGTCCGTTTAGGTTACCACGATGTGCTATGTATATCATTTTTCAACTTGAACCCATATCCATTGACGATGATTATCGCCAGGCCCTGTTGGTCTAAGATCTGATTTATAATTTTTAAAACCAATCTTATTTAATAAATCATCCTTTAATTCTTCTTCGTCTGTAATGCTAACATCGGCATGTCCATTTGTACTTGCTGCCTCATAAACATTGTCATAATATTTTGCTGTAGGAATGTTTTCTTTTCCACCGTATCCCATTTGGAAACAAAGTTTTCCACCTGGCTTTAACACTCTATAGGCTTCTTTTAATATATTAAATCTAATTTCATGCACACAGATATGTTGAAAGCAAATAACTGCAAACATAACATCGTACACACTGTCTTCAATCATAGATAGATTATCTCCTGATGTATGATATAAATTAGGAATAGAGATATCGTTATATTCTAGATTTACCCTAGACTTTTCTAAATTGATATTTGATATATCAACCCCATCAATTCTTTTGAATCTATTATGAAACTTAATAATGTTTCTTCCTGGACCACACCCATAATCAAGAGCAATTAAGTCTGTTGTGTCAAAGTCTTTAAATAAATATGTATCGTAGTCTTCCCACTCATTATGAGCATCATATGATCCTACCACTGGATCTTTAAACTCTAAACTCCATATTGCTGCATATTGATCATAATATTTGTTTTGCATATTTAGATAGTCTTGTTTGTTTCTATTCATTTGTTGTTCTCCAAGTAGTAGTTTAAATCTTCGGGTGTTCCAATACCCCACATCTTTTCTATTTCTTTTACCCTTATCTTTTTACCATCTTCAATTGCTTGATTGAAAACAGGACAAACGTAAAATTCATTATTAGTTCTTATATCTTTTTGTATCATATCTTCAGCATACTTTACGTAGTCTGATCCGTGTTTCCAATAGTATATACCCACTGTTGCATTGTCTGATATAGGATTCTTTTCTGCTACCTCTGATACAAAGCCATTATCACCAATTTTTGCATAAGACCACTTAGGATGTGTAGCCTTGAACGTTAATATACCACCATCTATTTCATCTGCATCAAAAGCATAAAGACACTCATTACTATTCCATTCTACAATCTGATCAGAGTTTGCAATTAACAAAGGCTCGTTACTATCTATATATTCTTTTGCTAGTAAAGTTGTTACTGCAGCACCCTCTGTTATGCCATTGATTGTTACAATGTCGCATCCTGGTTTTATTAAGTTTAATACTTGCTTTAAATTATATTTATAAAAATGTTCTTCTTGAACTATAAATACATAGTGAGCATCTATATTTAGATTGTCTACTACAACTTGAATCATTGGCTTACCATTAACTTCAATCAATGGTTTAGGGAAGGTGTATCCTGCTTGTGCAAATCTAGATCCAGCACCAGCCATAGGTATTAAGACATTCATCTTTTCATTTTTCCAAGGCACTTCTTTTTTTCCCTTCAATTGGAATCTATCTATCATACCAAAAAACTTATCCTTATCTAAGTCATCTGCATCTTTAATGCCGTATAGGTGCCCTCCAGAGGCTATGGCACCCTGTCTACCAATATGAGAGTCTTCTACTATTATTGTATTTTGAGGCAAGGCATTTAATGCTGTCATACATTTCCAATACATTTCTGGGTATGGCTTATGATGCTTTACATCTTCATTGCTAACTATGTATTCAATATATCCTAGTACTCCAATAGCATTTAATGCTGTTATGATAGTCTCTCTAATTGAATTACTTGCTACCGCAATTTTCCATCCATCTTTCTTTAATTGTTTTATTATAGATATTACTGTTCTATTCTCTGAAAGTTTTTGTAGTATATATATTGTTTGTCTTTGTTTTTCTTTCCATACTTGATCATGATACTCTACTGGAAGCCCTTTTAATTCTGTTAACATTTTTAATTTCATAGTAGTTCCAAGGCCATCATATTTTGATAGATGTTCTTCTCTTGTAACAACAAACTTAGGGTTAATCTTTATTAAAGCACTATTCAATGCGTCATAGTGAACATCTCTAGAGTCAATCAACACACCATCAAGATCAAATATAACTAATTTGTTATCATGCATTTGGATTAGGACCCGCATGTCTATGCCATTTGTTATGTCTAACAATAGCCTTTCCATTACACTTCATTACATATTTATCTCTAACTCTCATTGACCACTCAACATCTTCTTCTTCATTCCATCCAAGACTTTCGTTTAATGGCTCTTCAATCATTACGTGTTTTTTTATCATAAAGAATCCACCAGAGATATACATGTATTTAGTTTGTGTCCAATCATCATAATCTAATGACCACGCCCTTCCGTGACCTGGCTTATCCCATAAAGACCAGTCCATAGGATTACGAGCACCTGTAATTAAATATTGAGGGCAAGAGCATATGTCCCAGTCTGTTCCAAACTCTTTAAAACTTTCATACCAATTTTGATCAAAGATATGATAGTCATGCATTAAAACTATATTTTCATACTTAGATTCTTTAACTAAAACATTCTTCTTTCTTGTGATCCACATTGGTTTTTGACTTTCATCAAAGTCTACCTTACGAATATCTGGTCCATCTATACCTTCACTATCTCCACCACCAACAAATAGTATTTCATATTCTGGAATACTTAAATCACGAATGCTTTTTATAATGTGTAGTAGTCTATCTTTATCTTGATATGTTGTTATTATTCCAAAAGTCCATGGAATATCTTGCATGATTATGCCTTAGAGTTTCTTTTTGCTAACAATGCTGGGAAGTCTTTTACTTTGGTATCTCCCATGTAACCCCAAGCATATCCTTCATCAATCATCATTTGATTTAAGGATTTTTCAAAACCTTTAATATGTAAGTCTCCAAGGATGCGACCATATTTTTCTGTAGAGTCTGGCTTTTGGGTTTTAATTATAATATTTTCTGCACCTTCAAGTTTTTTCTTAAGCCACTCTTTTGATTGTAAACCTAATTCTTTTTCACGTAGGTCTGTTGTGCGAGATTCTGGTGTATCGATGCCTGCGAGACGGACACGTTGGAAGTAAGAAACATTAAAGCCCAGGTCAATGTCAACATCGATTGTATCTCCATCTACTACTTTATAAACTTTTTTTACGTTATATTCATACATACAATTATTATACCTTATCCTTTGATTGAAACTTAAAGTCAGATTTTAGATAGTCTTGGATCTTTCTAGCATATTCTTTACCCCGCAAATCATCCATAAAGACCACAATAGCCTCTGCCATTTCAAATGGCTTTATGTGATATTTTACGTCCTGTAAATGCTCTATAAACTCTGCCAATTCATTAACACGATAGTCTTTATGTTTACGAATCTGCACTTGCTGTTGATCTCTTAAGTTGACCAGTTCTAACACCGTGCTTGTATGCAAGGTTAGCCGCTTTTCTACGAGCCTTTCTAGCAGAACGCTTTTTGATAGCATCCCATGCAGCAGCCTTTTCTGGCCTCTTAGCCAAATTATATCCACCACGACTTTTACCTGTAGCACCAACATTAGGTTCTTTAGGATTTTGTTTTATAGCCTTGCCATTTGCTCTGTTAGTATTTCTATCAGATGTTTTCTTTTGTGCCATTTTTCTCCTTATACTTCTAAATCTAGGGGTGTAGGTGCAGTAACAAGGGTACCACATTCTGCACATTCAGAATCTAACAGGTATTGTTCTATATTGTATTCTTCATCAAATGTAACTAAAACTTTAAATATATTAGTACCACAAATTGGACATACGCTTGTTGGTATTCCTCTTGCGTTTAGGGACACTGTTCTTCTTTCTTAAATACTCGTAAATTGCTGGTTCTGTAAATATCATCATACCGCAAAAAAATAAAACTGTCAAGACAAAATCCCAACTCAAGAGCCTTTTCTAGTATCTGACCAAGTAGCCCAGTTAACCGAGGTCGTCTTAACTTTTTCTGCAAAGGTCATGCCACAGGTACAGGCAATATCTTTTAAACGTTTACAATCTTCACAGTAATTTGATTCAGACATGGATACTATTATACTCCTTAAAAGTGTTTTAGGCAACCCTCCGACCCAAAACGTGCAGTCCCTGTAACTTGATCCGCACTTCCCATAACTACTATTTTGCTGTTTTATCTACTGAGTTAAATGCACTATTGATTTCTTCGATGCTTAGTCTTCCATCATCGATAAATCCTCGTGCTAGTTTTTCAACTACTGTAGCAACACCTAGAGTTCCTGCAAGTATTATTGCACTCATGGTGTCAATACCGATAATTGCACCAGCACCAATAACTCCAAGTCCATTGGCTGCAAATACAGCGATTATTCTAAGAAGTATATTCTTGATACCACTGACTGCTCCCATTGCCTTTTCGTCATCTAGTTTTGTTTCTTTTGCCATTTTTATTCTCCTTCCCTTATTCGTATAGTTATTAGCCATACAAACAAGACAGTTATAATTGCATACCCTACGATAGTTTTTGCACTACCCTCGAGTACTAGCCATGCTGCGAACATACCTAGTAATGTCCACAATTGGTTTAATGTTTCTACAAATGCTTCTACTAGCCATGCCCATATAAATTTAACTACTGTCCATACTTTATTTAGTATCCACACAATTAATTTCCAGGTATTAATAAATACCCATTTAATTGCATTCCAGATACTTGTAATAATCCAGGTAATAACTTGAGTACCTTCATTAATTACCCCGATTATTCCTTTATATATACCTTTAAGTATCTTCCAAACAAGATTAAGAACATATTTAATTACCGCCATAACCTTGATTAGAATAAACTTAACTAGGTTTATGGGTAACATAACTACAAACTTAACTGCTTTGAAGATAAACTTAAAAGGTTTTAATATTGCCTTTATCATGTTATCCTCCTTATTTCTGCTCTTGCATTCATCTGTACTATGCTTGAAGACATTGCTACAGATCCTATTAATTGACCCACAATAACTGTTGCAACAACAACTGTTTGTGAGTCTTCTCTTTCTTCTTCTGTCATATCAGCACCCAATTGTCCAAGTGCTTCTAACACTTGTCCTGGATCTGATACAAACTCTCCTAATAAGGCTGCAGGATCTGACAGTTGTTCAAATACAACTGCAACACCTGCTTCTAATTCAACACCTTCACGGTATTCAATTACTTGATTCTCATCTAATTGTTCTAAAAATTCTAAAGTTTGCTCATCATTTAATCCTTCAATTAAATCTGCTACTGGCATTGCTTCATCTACTTCATAATTTTCAATTAATAATTCTGCAATGTTTTCT